TGAGCATAATCGATGATTTGTCACATTTGTAGCCAACCCATCGGAACAAACGAAGAACCCGACTGGTGGAAAGGAGAGCCAATCCATGATGGGTGCAAGAGTAACCCCCGCTTCAGGGACTAACTTTTTCTCTCCGGGCCTTCTCTCCCGGCGTATGTACGAATACAGAGCCGAACTACTCCGCGTTGTGGACGGGGACACGATAGATGTGAACGTGGACCTTGGCTTCAACATTACCAGAGAGATACGGCTTCGACTCTTGGGCGTTGATACGCATGAGACGTATGGGGTGTCACACGACTCCAAAGAGTACCAGCGTGGGATTGAAGAAACCAAGTTTGTAGCTGAATGGCTTCCCGATGAATTCATCATTAGAACGGAGAAGAAGGGGAAGTATGGCCGATACCTTGCCGAGATAGAACGCCCGGATGGAGAGATACTAAACAACCGACTGCTTCAAGAGTTTGACGTAGAGAATTAGCCTCACTTTTTTGCTCTTATCTCCCCAAGTGGGGGTATGGACCCAACACAGATTGCACTCGGTGCGCTTGCCGTCTACGGGATAATCCTCCACATGGCCTTAGTGTACCTTATCACGGCGCTCGAATTCAGTAAGAACACGTTGAGCGCGTCTGAAAAGGATATCGCAGAGTAACGCGGAGATACCTTTTAGGGGACCGATAGCCTACCCACAGGCATGACAGACGACATTTGTGGAGCCGAAACGGTAAGTGGAGAGCCATGCCAGAACCCGGCTGAGTCGTGTCCGTGGCACAATGTAGAGAACCCACCGAAAAACGGACGGGACTCAAAGCTCACCAAGGAGCGTGAAGAGAAGATAGCGCAAGCCATAGAGAAGGGGAAAAGCATGACAATAGCCGCCCGCAAGGCCGGGATATCCCGCAACGCTGTCTACTCTTGGATTGAAAAGGGAGAAGACCAAGATGAAGGCATTTATGCCGATTTCCATGACAGACTCATGCGTGCGCGGGGCCATGGAGAGGACTTCTACCTCAGCCTCGCGTTGGATATGGCAAAGGAGAACGGGGACCATCGGTTCATCGCCTCACTCATGAAGCAACGCTATCCCGACAGTTGGGGCGAAACCGACACAGGCGTTGATGCAGACACGATTGAAGTGAGTAGTGAAGTCGTCCGTGTCAAAGACGTATGAGCGTGAATTTAGACTTTGAGTGGAGCCTTAGTGAGAAGCAGGCCGATATCTTTGAGTTGGGGACTAGATACCGCGTTGGGATGTGTGGCCGACGCTTCGGGAAGAATGAGGTAGCCACAGCATCACTAATTGATTACGCACTCCGACCGGACACATACGAGTATGGAGCCGATGAAAACCCCATCTGCTGGTGGGTGGGGCCAACGTATACGCAGACGAAAAAATACGGATTCCAGAAAACCTTAGAGAAACTTCCAGAGGCGATTATTGACGGGCAACCCAAACGGTCTGCACCCTTCGAGATACCGCTTCTGAATGGCGCACAGATAGAATTCTACTCGTTTGACCGTCCATCCTCCCTCCAAGGCGCGGGCGTGGATATGATGATAATCGATGAAGCCGCGTACATGGACGAAACCATTTGGGATAACGACCTTCGACCGATGCTCCTAGATAATGAGGGTGGAGCACTGCTAATCTCTAAGCCCATCGGGGAGAACTGGTTTTACGACAGATACGAACGCGCGGAGTCCGATCCCGAATGGGGGAGAGTCCATGCAACCAGCTATGATAACCCGTGGATTCCAGATGCGGAGATAGAGAAAGCGAAACAGAACACACCGGAGAACGTCTTTCGGCAAGAATACTTAGCCGACCCACAAGCTGGTGGAACGCTCCTAACCTTGGATATGCTAGAGACGGCTCCTGCAAGCGTTCTTGATGGGGTACAATGGCAGTGGCATATTTCGGTTGATTTGGGCGTTGAGATGAGTGCGAAAAAAGCCCGAGAGAACAACACCGATTACTGGGCGTTGTCAGTTGTGGCAGAACATCCACGGAAAGATGAAGCCTATGTCTGTGAAGTCAGACGCACACGGGGACAGGCGCCTTCTGCGGCGGCTGAGTGGATATCTCGAACGATTGAGTGGCTTCCAACGCGGAGAGTCAAATACGAAAAGGTACAAGCGCAAGCATGGTTTGAGACGCATCTACAAGACCACAACTTAGACCCGATACCCGTTACGCCAAGCGCAAGCAAAGAAGATCGGATTATCGGGTTGAGTGTTCCATTTAGCAACGGACAGGTGAAGCTTATCGATTGGAGTGATATAGACGGGAAATCTATGGATTGGAGCGACTTTCGGACTGAATGGGCGGGCTTCCCCGGAGATAAAGTGGACCAACTGGATAGTCTTGCCATGGCGTTGGATGATGTGACCTTCGGCATGAGTGGATTCGCAGAGGGTGGGGAGCTATATGAGCGATAATGGCTTTGACTTGCAGGAGGCGTTAGACTCCACGTCCGTTGCAGGCACGCTCAAGAACGTCTTAGGAATCGCCTATGAGTCGAAAGTGTGCGACTGTGGGAGCGAATGCCGCGAGACACACGCCTATGTGCCTGCGACAGCGGCCTTTGACGGTGGGAATGCTCCCGTGTGGGAATGCAGCAACGAGGATTGTGGAAAGCAATATCACCGGGAGGGACGGAACGACAGAATGCGGATGGATCTATACGGGAGAGAGTAACCGCATAGGGTTTCGGAACAATTATTATCAAGGGTCGCATAGGGTTATGTGTGGTAGCAATGTCGAAAACAAAATTGCCGTTGTACGGTACACGGACGGACGATACCATCAACTCTATCCGTGGTTTGGTGATAAAGTCGTCTGACTGTGAGAGTTTCGCACCACCCGCACACGTGAATCAAAAACATCGGGAGATACAGCGCAAGATAGACAGGCGTAAAGTCAGAGATGGAAAACAGCATGGGTGGATCAAACATGATGGCGAACAAGTGACCGATTGGCACGTTGAAGATCGACTACTATGACCGGCGACAGAACCACGCTCAATATCGCAACCGACGAACACCGTGCGACGCGCGAAGTCAAAGACGAATACGGCGAGAGTTGGACCGACGTGCTTCGGTTCTACCGCGAACACAGAGACGATGTATCGGTATCCAATGTAAACGGCGAGATAGAACACAAGTTAGACCAAATCCAGAGTGCGCAAGCCAACACGGTAGAGGCGGCACTTGAGGCGGCGGAAGACACGGGCGAGGTACTTAAGGTGTTAGACCGACTGGAAGCCATGACCCAAGAGGCAACGGACGCGGCACAGCGCGCCGAAAAGAAGGTGGAGGATTTACAGCCATGAGTGACGCGCCATTACAGCAGTGTAAGGACTGCGGGCACACAACACGGAAGCGAACCGTTGGTGTCCCCAACGAATCATGTCCGGAACGGGAGCAAATATATGCAACACATCGGTATGAGGTGCTCCACGAATAGGGAAACCACTTAGTCGGTCGGTCTTTTATAGCAGCGTATGTCAGACGATAGCCCCGGATTCTTTCGCAATCTCACGGGTCTAGCCAATGCGTGGGTGTCCGATAAACGCCGGAGCCTGCAAGCCGAAGACCCAACCACGAACGTAGATGAATACGGTCGCTCTGGTGGGAAGGGGTCGTATCAGTTTGGCGGGCAGGACATCTCCCACTCGAAGCTCCGGGATATCAAGCAGATGCGTGAATCGGGTGGCACCGTCTCCCAACTCATGCACTACAAGGCGCTTCTGCATTTCGGTGAGGGGGTTGAGATAAGCGTCGGTGACAATGAGGAAACCGAACAACCAGTAGAAGGATACCCCGAACCCCTCACGCTCAAGGAGTGGCTTCAGGATAACTTTGATTCGTTAGACCAACTCCTACTTGAGCTTGGTGAAGACGCACTGTGGTATCCCTACGCCGTGGGTGAAATCAGACAGGATAGAACCGGGGGCTTTGCCGACTTTCTCCCGGCTCAACCGTGGACGCTCGTTCCAGAGACGGATGCTCAGGGAGAGATAATCGCATGGCACGAAGAAACCCGGAGGGGATCGACAACACAGACCCGAACCCTAGCGCCGGATGAAATAGAGCATCTGTTGATTCACAAAAACTCCGCACGGGATACCACGGGGATATCAGAGGTACTTAGAAATGAAGATGAAATCATGGCGTATAAAGAGAACGAGCAAGCTATTCAGAACGCCATTGAACTGCATGGCTTTCCACAACGCCATGTGAAAGTCGGACGGGAAGACGGGGCACCTGTTCGGGACCAAGAGCTACGCCGTATTCGGACGCTTTTCGATCCATCAACCACAGACGCGAATACGGCATACTTCACCGGCCAAGACGTGGACGTGGAGGCACTTGAAGCGGAACAGTTTGATTATAGCTCTATCCACGAAATGAGTATGCGACAACTCACGACCGCACTCGGACTCCCGCTTGAGGTTGGGAACGTGGGGAGTGATGGACTCGGAAGCGGGAAGCCCGCAGAACTACGCATGGCGCTTCTCAAGCTCACGATCACGGCCAACCAGCGGATGTTTTGTCGGCAGTTCGTTGACTCTGTGATGCGCCCGGTGATAGAGCGCTATTCCCCGTTTGACTCCGAAGCCAGAATAGAGCTTGGCCTTGGCGACCCGCTCGAAGACATCGGGGATATGGCCGATGTGATAACTCAAATCGGGGACCACCTCACAAACGATGAAATCCGTGAGAAACTGGATATGGCCCCGCATGAGGACGAAGAAATCGGGGAGTCATATAGAACCCCGGCAGAGGTGGAGCAACCAGAGGACGAAGGCGGCCCGCTTGATGGAGGTGGTGGGGGACTTTTTAGTAGCCCGCGGTCGTTGGCCGTGCCGGATAGTGCTGTATCAATAGACGACCGCTCAGAGGCACCAGAGGGCGCGCAAATAGTAACTGGTGACCGAGGTGGACTATACTACATCCCGCAGGGCACAGATTCGGATGGTGGTTCTGATACGTCTGTTGATTCACCCTCTGAGATACAGAGCACCATCTCTAATATTAATGCAGAAGACGGAAAGGAAGGGCTAGAAAATCACGTTGCAGAAAAAACAGGTATTGATGATGTTAGGTTGCCGCTCATGGATGAAGGTGAGGGGCTAGAACGGTTAGCATCATCTTTAGTTATGGCTGGTGAACTTGATTTAACACGCGGTGTTGAATCCATTGAACTTGGCTCAACCGGAGATGAATTTGGTTCTTACCGATATAACGATTCAACTCTTAATATGAATTTCAACCTAACGGAAGAGCAACTTGGTCAATTGGAGGGAGAGCAAACTGTTGGGAATGATGTTGAGTGGTTTATAATCCATGAGTTAGCGCATTCAGAACACGGACAAGAAGTAGGTATTATGGACGAACAAGAAACGTTTTTTGAACAAGGCATGAGTGTTAGCAGAGACGGGGATTGGGTAGGACGAAGCCGTGTTGACTTGATAGAAGATGAAGTGAGTGAATATGCTACGACAAATCCGGGAGAGTTTGTTGCTGAAGTCTATGCAGGACTTGCAATGGGTGAAGAATATAGTGACGATGTATTAGATGTGTACGAAGAGTTTGGTGGACCAAGCACATATGAAAAGTGGAGGGCACAACAATGAGTGAACGTGATACAAGTCCGAAGATACCAGAAGGGCTACCTGAAGGGTTAGCAGATGAAGCCCGGGCAGTTGCAGAAAGCACAGGAGCGAAGATGCCGGGGGAACTCACTGCGCTTCAAGACGCAGAGGACATAGCGACAGACGACTATCCCGATGCAGCGGTAGAAAACGCGCGTATGGCGTTAGACTGGAAAGAGGAAACAGGCAATCCCAATGACTGCGGCACACAAGTCGGATGGGAGAGAGCCAATCAACTAGACAACGGTGAAGACTTATCAGAGGACACGATCAACCGCATGGTGAGCTTCTTCAGTCGCCATGATAAGGGTGGAGACGACCAACCCAAGGAGGACTGTTCCCGCATGATGTGGAAGGCGTGGGGTGGAGACGAAGGCCAACGGTGGGCCGAAAGCAAACAGTCCGAATTTGACACGGCTAGGGAGAACGCGGATTTTAGCGATAGCGGGACGGATCTAGTCCCGCCCGATGCACCCGAGTGGGAGGCACAAATGCTCTCCCTCCATGAGGATGTGACCAATCCAAACACCGATGGGGGCAAAGAGCTAGTCGGGTTCACTGAGTCCACTACGCCGGAGTTTGTGAAGAATAGAATCACCGATGCAATCCGTGGCGGGGCACTCTTCTCCGAGTTTGATACCATCCCAAGCGGGGACCTCCTAGAGTTGCGCAATGCGTTCACGGATGTGTTGACACAGGACAGTTGGACGATCAACGAACTACGGGATTCACTCGCAGACCAATTTAGCCTCACTCCCGAAAAGGCCGAAGTGATTGCTCGAACGGAAACCGCCGCCGCACTCAACTCTGCCAGAGAGGACGGCTATGAGGAACAGGGCCTAGCAGATGAATCACGATTCTATTGGACGGGTGCGACCCCCGGAGATGAGAGACAGACAGAAGCGTGTGAGTGGCTCATTAAGCGCACGAACCCAAACTATGGGGGTAATCCCGTACCGCTTGAAGAATTGCGTGAGCTAGTGGAAGAAGCGCCTGAGCATGATGATGATATGGACAACAACCTAGCCCGGCCAGAATCTTGGACTGTGCATCCTTCAGAACGGTCTACCTTTGTAAGAGCGCCACCAGAATAACTATTCTTTATCGTCCAACCAGCAACTCCACGTCATAGGCCGTTCATCGGAGGT